ATATCCTTGTGCCAGAATGTTCGTGTACCAGCAATCGGACCAAATTTATTTTCTGGTAACTTTGTCCATATCGTTACTTTTGCAACAATAATTATAACGTCACCATTAGTAGGATAGTCATACTCTACACAGTATCCCCAACCTACACCCACTGGACCAAATATCTTAGTCATCTTCATGATCTGATATTGTGGGTCAATAGATATAAAACTTCTCTGACCAAACGATACGGTCTTCAAATAGTGTCTATCAGGCTCAGCTATAGAGTTCCAAAGATCTAAGTTCTCTTTGGTCTTCATAGACTTTTCGTAATCTGGATCTTTCTTGTTCATGCTTTCTCCTTCAATTTTTCTGCATTTAATTTAGCTAGTTTGGCAATCATTCTTACATCATCTGGATGCATTTTAAATTCATCAAACTCTCGTAGGTTAAAACGTCTGTCGTCTTCAACTATCATACTAAAGTCATTATCTGGATGGATTTCAACTTTATGTATTTCTAGCCACTTGCCAGACCACAGCTCCTTATCCTTTCTTCTTTTACCTCTCATGTCTTTTCCTTTACTTTTATTGTTCTTCTTTTCTCGGTTATGTTTACAGATAATAAATCACAATCCATCTGATATACATCTGGTGGTATGTGGCTCATCAATCTCTTCTTGGCTGACTCGTTCTTTCTTGCAGACTCGAGCGTGTCAACATAGTCATGTGCATCTGACATCCACTCGTTGTCTCGATTCATGTCCATCTTGACTTTCCTATCGATCGTGATGCTTGAGATATCTGGGGTCTCCGCATCTCTATCGATAGGAGGCGACTTCTTGATTACATGCTCCCAAAACTGTGTGATCTTGGCAAGCATATTAGCACAGTAGACTTGATCAAACCCAACATGTTTTGACTCCCATTTGCTGTTGCCAAAGATGACAGATAGATAACAGCCATCTGGTTTGTAGCCATGTACTTCACAATGCTTGCTGTGCAGATGCATGTAGAGTTGTATCTGCGGCATGTATCTCTCGATCACATCATTCATGTTTGTAAAAGCATTGGTGTGTTTTGCTTCTACGATGTAGCTTTTCTTCTGGTTATCTACACACATCATATCTACTGTACCTTTGAATGGTACATAGCCACCCACAAACTCGAGTTCATGTTGAAGCGCACGCTGAGTACCAGCCATTGTATAGCCAGGTGAATGCGATTGCACCCACCAGTTGAGATTGAAATCTTCTGTGAATGCACCGAGCTGAACAGCAAATACATCAGTCAGATCTTTGGGTTCTACAAGCCCAACTTTCTCCTGATATAGTTCTGCCCACTCGCCGTTCATAATTCTGATGGCATCAGTGCCACCGATAAAGCCTTGTCTATCCATAGTTTTCTCCTTATTTATATGACTATAATATGTTCACTTACGCAACTCGTCAACTTTATTCTGAAAGAAATCAAGATAAAGTTTACGCATTTCATAGGGTGTTTTGATCAGCCCATACACATCTGAGTACGGTGGCAGTATGCGAAATGTTTTGATCGACTGATTGTATACATGCATGATGCAGTCGGCTGGCAAGTCAAGCATACTCTCGATCATCATATCGACTCTAGCACTACACTCTTCCATACTTGTTTCATACGGACGCTGGAATAAAAACTTCCAACGCCTGAATAACTCACCAACTTTCTCAGGTCGATGTGGTGTCATGTAGGCTTCGATGTTTGCAACCGCGGCTAAAGCAGATTCAAGTTTCGTTACTTCACAACGCACACCGGAAACGTCTACACTCGCAAGACCATTGAGTTCTCTTACGAGCTGGTTGTTAGCAGATGTTGGTGATCTGTGGGCTAGGAGAACAGCAATATTACTATCCTCCTTGATTGGTACAATATTAGTCAATGTTATATCCCTCCGCTTTGAGCTGTTCTGCCAGCACTTTTTGTTTTTGTAATAGATCTATCTCTCTCTCTTGAAGAAAGATTATCATTCGTTTTACCTCTGTTTTACGAGATAAGACCTCAAGGTAATCTAGTCTAGGATTGTTTGTTGGTGTTTCATTTGTTTGTTTTGTCATAAGACCCTCCAATAATTTTTTTAAATGTTGATTCCCATACTCGGTCACTAATTATTACACAGTATCTAGGGTCGCCAGTCTTACGTTTGCAGACTGCGATATCCCTATCTTCTAAGAGATTAAATACGTTTGGAAACGAACTCTTATCTCGATACTTTACCTCTACAAAAAGAACCTGACCATCAATCTCGATAGTCAAATCCCCTTTGTATTCACCACCTAAACTGCCCGATAGTGGTTGCTTCTTTGTCTTTATACCTAAGTTATTCCATAGCTTTAGAAACCACCGTTCGTGATAGCTTCCTTTTGCTTTATTTTTGCTAACCATGTATCCTCCTCATAGCACTTGTGACATATCAAACTGCTCTTATATAGAAAGACTACAAAGTATTGAGTCTGTTCACCACAAGCATCACACTTCTGCCATGCTCTTTGTTCTGCTCCTTTATTTTTTTTGGAGCGTCGCAAGTTGGTCAATAGCTCGTTCAATCTTAATAGCAGTTTCATAGCGCAGCTCTGTGCCTTTTAGTTGTCTGTAGTATGTGGTCTTTGATAGACCAGCCCAGTTAAAAGCATCACGCAAACTGACCTTCTGATTCTCGGATTGAATTGTTAGCTGTTCCAAATAACTTTTCATAGAGAATAGGTCTACTACGCTTTGCTTGGATTGACAAGTATCTATTGATTGTTTTGTTACCTAATGCGGTAATGAAATATTTTCTTACTAAGCTAGGTGCTCTAGGATTTGCATACAGTATGCGTTCGTTGTCTTGCATCTGTACTGATATGATAAAGCCGTACCGATGCTCGAGCTGGTGTAGTGTTGTGCTGATTGTGCCATGCTTGAGATCTGGTAGTTCCTTCCGAAAAGTAGAATATGATATTCTTGGAGGCTTTGGGTTTGACTTATCTGTATATAGCTTTACTGTAGCTAGTATACGAACTTGATTAGACGTTAGTTTTTTCATGATAGTATCCTTCAACTGGGGAGGCTTTGACACCTCCCCTTTTTTGTATCAGACCACGCTGGTTACTGTATGGTGGTTTGTGCCAGAACTGATACATGTTATGGTTGCATTCTCTGTTCGAGTTTGTAATCAAACACAAGATCCATCAATACCTCCATTGGCATGTTGGTTGTTTTGATACCTACCTCATCACAGAAGTTAAGTAGGTCGAGACAAGGCATAGCGTTTACCTCGTCTTCGACCTCACATTTGATAGCATCATTGACTGGATGCGACATCAATCACTCCTTTCTCTTGATCGTCTGTTGGAAGATTTGACTCGTTACGCACATCATCGACAAAGTTGAATTGACCAACTATGTTTTTGAGCGCTTTGTATACTTGCTCAATATCGTATCGTGTACTCCATTGTGGAAATCGAGTTTCGTCTTTCGATAGTGATTCATAGAACAGCATATCTTTTCTGAATCGCTCCTCAAGTGTTACCATTTCTTTTCCTCGTAGTGTTTTCATTAGAATAGTTCCTTCTGTTGTGGCTCTTCGCCTAGTTTATGTTTTAAGCTGGACAGAAACTCCTCATTGGAAACAGGAGTATCACAATGAGTTGTACCGCCGTAATATTCTGATTTGCGCGCCAGCATATACGAACGATACCCAGTTTCTGTCAGCGGACTCTTTACTTGATTACCATTTACATCGGTTACAGTGAGTTCAAAGTGATCAACTACATAGGGCATACCATGCTCTGAATAGTTTAGATAATCACGGCGAACTCGTACATTGTGTGTCAAGTTATTCCACACAAATGTTCCTACATCTTCACAAGATTTTTTCATACTTCTTGAAGTCCTTCTGCCAGTATGGTTTTTGTCTTGGAGATGATTCTTGACCAGCAAGTTCTGCATTGTACTGGTTGTTGATTTCTTTTTCGTAATGTTCTCGGAACATATATCTTGCAAAGTGAACTCCGTTTTTTGTTTCTCGGATTGCAATGATGTCTGCTCCACGCTGGTTGAGATCATGGATTCTTGATGCAAGTCTCCGACAACCAAAAGCTAAAGCACCTTTGTCTGTTATCGATCCATGTAATCGTATGGTTGCAAGAACCAATCCGCATTGCGAATTAGCTCTTGGTTCGTTGAAGTAGTCTCGACCTATGTCATATTTTTGTAGGTCTTCCATATCTACTTTGGTAATAGTAACCATTAGTTTACCTCCGTTACTGTTGTTGTAAATTGTAGATCTTTGACTGGTGAGTCAGGTCCACTCTCGATATGTATGTCAAGTGTTCTGCATAGCTCTGGTGAATACACACGCTCGATTGTGCTAACGACTTTGCCACTCTTGTCATAGAACTTGATTGTGTAGTCATCACGCCAAGTCAAATCAACATCGACACGACCTTTGTGTATGAATCCGTTGGTCTCCATTTTGATACCAGCTCTACGCTCTTTCGTTTCTGGTAATGCAAAACAGTTGTGACCAACAATAACTCCCCAGCAGTTCATAGCATTTGGATCTGCATACTGAATTTGCTTCAGGATTTCTTTGCAATAATAAAATGTTTCATCTGTCATAGCTTTCTCCATCTATAAGTATATTAAAATTAAGTAATAAAATCAACTAGTTAAAATGTCGTGTCCGTTTTAATCGTATTAAATCAGACACGGTACAAATCATTTGCCAGTCATACGGCGCTTCATTGCCAGGAGTTGATCCTTGGCTGTTTCATCGAGTGAACTGCCTTCACCAAAACGTCGATTGCGTCTGCGTTCGATCTCGTTGTTAGCCCATACTAGCCCACACTTCACAGTACAAAAGTTGCCAAACTTCATAACATACTTTCCTGTGTAGCATTCAGTTACATAATAAACTCGACCATCACCTGAGTTACGAGGGGTTTCTTTTTTGATCGGAAGATTCCCACGATATTTTTCATTAGGCTTAGTGCCATAAAATGTTTTCACCTCAGGTTGAGATGGTCGTTGACAGTTGTAGCAAAAGACTTTGTGTGACAAAATCTTTGCACCAGATTGATCATCATTTCGCATCTATCAATCCCTCCCTTTCTAAGTAGTATAATAATCCCATAGACATGGCATCAGCGAATCGTGTATATAATCTGCTGTTACCAGTCTCGGTATCAACAACTTCATACATTCCCCACCTTCCATTCTTATCAGAATACGTTCGCCATATCTGAATATCACCATCATATTTTAATCTGAAATACTCAATACTCTCACAATTACCATCATACATGCGATCAACATCCCAGTATGTTTTGATATCATTTGATTTTAACATAGCTTTCTCCTTTAAAAACACTGACCTAGCTAGCATGATATTTCCAAGCGTCAAGATCGGCGAAGCCGCCGAAGGGAAATCTTTACGCGAGATGGAAATATTCTGCTAGCCAACATGAAATCATCAGTGATTCATATTGAAGTTTGGTCAACTGTAGTCGAGCGTAGAGTCGCCAACACTCGCGCCACCGCGACCCACCACCTTTAGTTGTACGACGTCCGTGTCTTACTAGGACGCAGATTTAACTCTTCCAGTCGGGCAGTTTGGGGTGTGGCATTGGGCGCCTGGAAGAGTTATTGCACCTACCAGCGAGCGTCTATCAGCTCGCCGGTAGGTGCTGACACCATTAGATGCCAAGAGCTAGACCTATCACAGCTATCATGTAGAGTGTGCAAGCTAGCATGAAGAAGTTTATGAGCATGTATCTGATCATTTAGATTCCTTTTTTGGACAATGAATTATATTGTTTAGAAACTGCGCTAGGTGTTCTATGAATGAACCATAAGGAGCGCGGATATTTAGAGCCTCGTATGCGTCTGTGCCAGATAGTTTCTGATCCATGAGGTAGATACGAAACTCTGCTTGATGCGCTGGGTGTGCGTTCAAGCTGACGATGTAACGTAAAGCCTCTGTGAATCTAGGCTCAACGTAGGCAAGATCTTCTTTAGTTGCATAGTTCTTGTTTGCAATTTGCTGATCCATTGATGCTAGTGCGAACATGCAATCTTCAAGGTTGTCGATTGCTTGCTCGTAATTTGATTCTGATATGTACATTTGAAATCTCCTGTTAAGATGTTGAAGAGCCGACTCCGAAGAGCCGACTCCATTTGATTAGTTACTTGATCAAGCCAAGCTTCTGCTTTCTAGCCTCAGATGTAGCTTTCACAATCTCTGCTCGTTTCTTCTGAGCTTCATCTTGCTTAGCCTTTGATACATTGGTTGGAATGTACTGCTTTTCCTCGTACTCAAGATACATTGATTCCAGCCACTGTTGGATGAACTTGATCTTCTCAACCGAACCAAGATTGTTGTTGATTCTTTTATCCCAGTGTACAATCTGTTCATCCGACACTGTGTCGTTGGCGATTGCATTGTCTAGTTTGTTGGTATCATTCATCGCGAAGTTATCCATGTCGGTAATAGCATTGTATGTATTTTCTTGCATGGTACTGTACAACGCGCGTCTGAGCCACTTGATGATACCCATCTGATGTACACCAACATGTCTGTCGGTGTAGACTTGTTCATCGTTCACCATCTTAGTGTGTGCATACTCTTGCTTGTCAACATCGTATGATAACAAGTCTGGATTGTATGTATCACCCTCGCCCATTAAGTACCATTCTACATGCGCGAGACTCTTACCGATGTCCATCTCTCCGAACTGAACATCGATGTCCTTTTTAGCTTTAGCCATAGTAGACAAAGCTGGACGTATATACTTGATTCTCCAGTCAGAAAGATTATCTTCAGTGAAGCGAACACTTGTACTAGTTAAGTTACTATTTTTATTGAATGTAGTCATATCGACCTCCATAATAAAGTTAAAATTAAGCACATCCTGACACGAACTATCAAAATGTACTCGGATCACAGATCGGAAACAGATAGATAAATATAGGATGCCGACAAGGGAAACACGACGAGACGACCTGCCTGTCGAGGAGATGTAGTTTCATCGCGCCTACCAGCGATGTTACGGTTCCAAGATATCGTAGGTCGGTCGGTATGGAGGCGATATCTTCTGTGTCGGCATGGCGCTTGCGCCACAAAGGAAAATCTCCCAGAGCGTTCAACTATGACAACAGAATCATTTTCCGCAGTCCTATATTTGTCTACCCTCTTGGGCGTAAGTCTGTTTTTGATATGGGAGCCTCATTGCGTGGCGATGAACTGTTGCGTAGAGCCTACATTGTATAATAGCTTTGAGGTGGCAATTCGAACGAGTTTTTTTGATGATGATGCTGAGTCGTTAGGCAAGAAAAGGCTGGTAGTTGATGACGAGACAGAGTCTGATCTGCGTCTATCGTGCAGATCTGTTACGCTTTGGGTTACACAAAATAAGTCTTTTCTTGCCGACCCTTTTCGGAACACCCATGATCTGCGTCTATCATGCAGATCGAATGTGCTTGCACATTGCATGCGACCACAGAAGACTTTGCGATGGGTGTGGAGATTAGGGGAACGGTGGACGTTCAGAATAGATCACGGACAGAGCCATGTGGATGTAGGTCATGTCGTCTCCATCATGATCTGCGTCCACATACAGCGGAACGATTCCGAATGTCAAACTTTTCGGTCTGAAGTTTGTCGACCGCCGTTCGAGTACGGCAATCGCATTATCAATGCAATTGATTCGTGGTGTGCTGACGAGACAGCACGTCTGATACAGCGCGACAGAGTGAGCGTTACAGACTATTTTACTGGCTCCAGCCAGCTTGAATGCTAGCATTTAAAATAGGCTGTGATGTCACGTTTTTTGTAGAATGTGAAAATAAGATATTGACAGGTAGACAGAAAATACTGCACAGTTGACGGCATGACACTTGTAAAGATAACCGAGAAACAGAAGAAGCTGGTTGATACGTTAGTAGCAAAAGGGTGCAGTATCAAACAAGCTAGTGAAGACGCTGGATACGCAAAGGGAGAATCAGGCAGAGTAACTGCTAGCAAGGCTTTGAAGACACCACATGTGCAACAGTATATGATGCAAGCAATAGCAGACAGTATGAGTGTGAATGCTACGAAAGCACTGAACAAGATCGTACAGCTATCAGGTAGTGCTAAGTCTGAGTATGTAAGCCTTGAAGCTAGTAAGGATTTGCTAGATCGTGCTGGGTTCAAAGCTCCTGATAAGGTGATGCACTCTCATGTAGGTAATGTCAATG